TAACTCTATTTCGTCGGGCTCTTGGTGGATACTCGCCGCGACGCGCTGCACCTTGGCCGCCTCAAATGCGCCGTAGGGCAGCAAACTGAGCTCTTGCCAATCGGCCTTAGTTACAACCATGGTGCCAGCCTCGTCAAAACTAAACTCAACTGGCAAAATCCCAACACTCACGCTATCTAAAACGCCGTCTTTGGCTAATTCGAGCGCCTCATTTCCGAGAGTCGTCTCGGATATTTTGGCCTCAAACATGACGGTATCGCCTACCAACTCTCGAGCCGTAACTAAGCCGATTGGGCTAGTGCTGTCATGGTTGAGATACATTTTGGGTTTCTTGCCCTCAAGCGGTAGTGCGCCCGGCTCGAAACGTACTTTTTGCCCGTCCGATACGACGGCCTCTACGCCGTATTGTAGGGCGACACCGGCCAAGGTTCTACGTGGCAGCGCGTCACCTTTAGCGGCGTCTAAATTTAATTCTTGTGGGATTAACCTAAGCATTGTTTACCTCGTTTGCCATGTCCGGCATGTTTTCGGCGCTGTCTTGGTATTGGTTTTCTAAATAGCTTTCAATGTCAAACATAACACCCGTGCCACGTGGTAGCACGTTATCCGCGCTTAGTGTTTCTTGTATGCAATCTATATACGGTTTTACGCCGAACGTGTAAAGGTCGCGTGACGCTTCCGAGCTGCTTACATACGAGTAGTTGCCAATGCTTACAGAAACGAGGTAAGCGGGGACGTTTGCAATGCGCGCAATTTCTTTTGCTTGGTATTCGGCCGCGTCAATAAGCAACATTTTGTCGGGTGTTGCGTTGTTGGGTATTACCTCTACAAATTCGTTTACGGCACACGTGGCGGACGCGTAGCGGGCGCTGTCGTAGGCGGCGGCCAAGTCGCTGAGCTCTTGCGGGCTCATGGGCTCACCGCCAGTCTGACGCAAAGTAACGGCCGGCTGCAGCGAGCTCGAGTTGCGATTGCGGGCCTGCTCAAGCTTTAGCGCGGTGTCTACTGACGTTGCGCCGGTATAAATCAAGCCTTGAATTGGGCTTAAAAACTGTACGCAATCCTCGTAACGGATTGGTAAGCCTTGAAACAAAATTTGTTTAGACGGGCCGAACCATACGCCAGTACCTTGTGCTTGGTCTTGTGTTGTAATCATTGCGGCGGGTAGACGTGTAAACGCTGCCGGGTATCCGTCGGCGGTGCGCTCGGTTATATACCAAAATGCGCGGCCATAAAAAAACAAGTCGTCAAATGTCCAACTTAAAATAAAGTTATTTGTTACGCCTTTGTCAATACGTCGCAACCAACTACGCGGCGCCTCGGGTACCTTTTCCATTTCGTCGCCGTTCCACATTTCTTTATACATGACAAGCGGCAGACAGCCGACAAGGCTTGCCATTAAGTCGCGCGAGCGGCTAATAGTTGGGACTTGCATAAAGCGGCTACGGTTTACGCCGTCGGTGTATGCAAAAAAGTTGCCAATTTGTGACGCGCCAGCGTTGCTACCGGCAGCGGCTTTAACAACGGTTGCTGGTTCAGGTTTGCGCGTAAAAATAGCCATGCGTTTAGTGTGCCATATTTAGGCGCGGATTGGTGGCACTCGCTGGCGGCGAGCAATCCCCGACGGAAAGCAAGGCCAGCGAGCGCCGAACAAACTTTAGCGGTTAGCGCCCATAATCATTGGTTTACCGAGTATTTGCGGGCGGCTTGCCATGGCGGCGGCCCATACCATGCACCGCGCTGCCTCGATTGGGCCCGGGCTACGCGACGTGGATAAAGCAACGCTGCCGTTGTGTTTAATAAGTACGGCCCGCTCGACGTGTTGTGTTAGTAGTAGCTCGCCGTTGTGTTGTAAACGGTTTTCTACAATCATTGAGCGCACCGCGGCCGTCCATTTCAGTAGCTCACGGTAGCCAACTATGGTGCGGCGACGCTCGAGCGCGGGCGGGCAACTTACCTCTAGCGCGGGGATTATTGCTAAACGTAGCCCCGGGTTGTTTTCTATTTCTAGGTCAACGAGCCGCCACATTTCGGCAACGCTGTTAGCGGTAAACGCCACGGTTACGTGTGTTTTGTTGCCAGCTTGTACGGCGCGCACAGCCGTATAGCGGGCCTCGTCCGTTGAGCTTTCAATAGCCAACACTCCGCCGGGGGGTGGCGGGGTATCGGTTTTGCAAGCGTCAAATACGCCCGTTTCTAGCCAACCCGTTGTTACGGCTTGCCAAAGGTTTACAGACGCGCGTAAAAACGCCGAGCGGTTAGGGCCGAGCGCTTCGCCCTCGATTACGTCTAGGTCAATGAGGCCGCCAGCTAGTGCGGGGTTTGCGTACTCCCATGCCTCGGGCGTCATTGGGTCTAGTTGTGGGCTTGGGCTAAATTCGGCAAAGTACAACGTGGTTTGTTTGCCGCTATCTATCGCCCGTAGCCCTTGGTCACGCCAACGCAATAGCGCGGTGGACTCTTGCGTACCCGCTGTACTGACAAGCAAACACAACGGGTTTTTACGTGCACGTTGAGACGGTAGTAAACCGTCGTCTATAGCGGCCTCAGATATTTGCCATACCTCGTCGGCGGTAATTAGGTCGGCGCTGTAACCGTGACCCGCTGCCGGGGTAGCTGCTCGAATATGCCACACGCTGCCATTCGGCATTGTTAGCTTTTGGCGGCCGTATGACCAACTTACCTCGGCCCCAAATTTGGCTTCCATGATTGGCGCCAAATAACTGAATTGCGCGGCTGTTAAATCCAACTTATGGCTAACGCTAATTACCGTTTGCGGCTGGCCTCGGTGCTCGGCCTCTTTAGTAAGCCAATGCCCTATAACCGCGCTACTAAGTAAGCTTTTTCCGTTTTGACGGGCCACACTTATTAAGCCAACACGGTGTAACCATTTGCCCACGTCATCAAAAGCAGTCAAACCCTCTAAGCAATGCAGCTGCCACGCCATAAGCGGTAGCCCAAGCACCCTCTCCGCAAACTCCCCAATTTCGATAGCGCGTGATTGGCTGCCAACGTGCGTGGTTGTTTCTAGTCTCGGTTGGTATCGGCCGGTTAGAGCTGGTTCGGGCTGGTTTCCAAAAAATATAGGAATTAAAGCTTGCGGGGGCTTCGCTTGTGTTTGTAAAAAAACGGGTTCCGCAAATCCTTGTGGTGTAAGGGTTTTAGCGCGTTGTTTTTGTTGTGCGTATTGTTGGCCTCGTCGAGCGTTACACGGTTTGCAAGCCGGCACTAAATTAGAAATGTCGTTTGTTCCACCGGCGTCGCTCGGCTCGAGGTGGTCGGCCTCGGTTGCTTGGTTTACTCCGCACCAATGGCACACGGCGTTGCCGTTGTCGAGCACCTTTAAGCGATTGTGTTTAAATTCTTTTTGATTGCGTTGCTTACTGTTGTTTGTAGTACCCATTGCTCACGCGCCTACGGCTTGTGCTAGCGCGGCGCAAGCGCCTTGCTCTCGGTCGTGCTGGTAGCTGCTCATGTCGGGTTTACCTCGGTTGTGTTGGTTTGTTATCGTTATGTCAATGCTCGAGCGATTAAAGCCTAATGCAGTAATGCTCTACCCGACGGGCTGCCTCAATCCGTCTACCTTGCATTACGCCTAATTATGTTTATAGGCCGCCGCGTCACGTCACCTGTTTAAGGGCGTGGCGCTCTACCCACGTTGCCGTGTGTTACCAACTGCCGTGCGACGGGCTTAGGTCTTGGTGCTTGCCAATTGTCTAACTAGAGGGGTGTGTAAAGGTTCCGAATAGTAGCTCTTGTATCTCTTGCATTTGTGCAGGGCGCCATACAAACGCCATTTGCCCACAAGCGCGTAACGCTGTTAGCCATTGCTCTTGGCTTGCTGTTGTCTTGCCTCGTTGCGTCTTAAGCTCGGCAAACACAACCATTGGCTTTAGCCCTGTAACCATGTTGCCCGGGTGCACTAACACTAAATCCGGAAAGCCGCTGTCGCCTTGTGTTGCTGTAGCCCAACTACCGTTAGCGCGCTGGCTTGGTAAGTCATGGTGGACTAGCCAGCCGAGGTCACGGGCTAGCGCAACAATCGAGTTTTTAAACTCTCGCTCACTAATCAAGTTGGGCGTTAATTTCATTGCGGCTTAAATGCGCGGCGCAATGCTTCGTGCGCCAAATTAAGCTCGTCTTGTAAACGGTCTGCCTCGGTTTGCAGCTCAACAATGCGGTTGTTTAACTCCATAACTAACGCTTGCTCGGCAGCTAACTTGCGGGCTATTTCCATGCTGTGTTGGCGCACGTCGCGTAAGTCTTGTGCGTAGCTGTAATTAGACTTGTACCGGGTCATTTCATTATTCCAATAACTTTGGTGGCGTCGCTCGCTGTAAGCGTTTCTAGTATCACGTCATTGCGGCCGAGTATTTCGTGCAGCTTTTCCAGTAGCTCACCCTCGTCGTATTCGCGGCCCTTGGCTAACGCTTTAATAAAGTTAATTTGTTTAGCGCTGGCAAAATTGCCGCTTGGTGCAGCGTCGTTTAGGACGGCTTTAGAGCCTGCTACCGCTCGAGTGTGCTCGGGCCTTGTCATTGGTTGGCTGTCGTCGTCTTGGCGGGCTAACACCTCGTTTTTGCTGGCAATGCTTTTGTTAACGCCGAAACCCATATAGCCAAGTGCACGGCCTAAAGCGCTGGTCATGCCAACCATAAACTCGCTGTTTTTGGTGTAAGGCGTTTTGCCCGGGTATGGCTCGGCAGCTGTAGCAATTGCTGGTAGCGCGTCGTCAACGTCGCGGTACACGGTTACGGTGCAGCGGTAAAAGGTTGAGCCGTCGGGCATTGTGACTACTTGCGCGTCGGTTTCTTGAATACGCAAATTTGGGTATTTCTTTAGTGCTTCCGTTAATCGGGTTGGCACGTCTACGTAGTTGTCAATGTTAAAGGCCATTGGAAACCACAATCTCGCAATTTTCTACGCTTAACACTTGCATTGCTTGTGCGTATGCTTTTGCGGCGTACGGTGCGTGTGGTGTTTTGTTTTCGCCAGCTGACAACACGTTTAACAACCATTCGCCCGCGTTCATATCCTCGGGGTCGTAATCGTGCATTGTTACTAACAACGTAACTTTTTGTAGTTGCGTGTTGGGTGTTTCTACTTTTTCTTGCATGTCGGGTTTCCTTTTCTAGTCGGGTCTGTATTTATAGCACACGGGTATTACGCGGTTGGTAAGTCTGCCATTGTCCATAGTTTGTAGCTTTTAACCCAATAACTACCGCCGCTGTTGTCGTCGTGCTCGACGTGTTGCCAAGCCAGCTCGGCTATTTGCCAGCCGTATAGCCAGCCAACAAGGTTGTATGTATCGGGCAGTAAGAGCTGCACAAGCACAAATGGGCTGTTGGGGTAGCGGTCTATTTCTACGCCGGGCACGATGAGGCTTACGACGTCGTTCGTGCAATCGGTTGTTTTAACTTGGTAAATGTCCACGTCGCCAAGTAAAGCGTTGTGTTCCGCGCTGCCCAAAAGTGTTACGCCCGGGTGCTCTAGTAGGTAATGGTCTGCAAACACAATCTCACCTAATGCGCCTATTGCTTCGCGGCCCGCCCTGAATTGTTTGCGCTGGCTGTTAAACGTGTTGGCACACTCTTTGCGTTGAGCTGCAATAAACTTGGCGTAATCCTTTTGGGCTTGGCTAATTGTGCCCGTGTCGGTCACGCGTCGCCGCCTAACGCCTCTATTGCTAACTCAATAACAAACGCTCGAGGGTCTTCAATACGCACCATGTCGGTATGTAGCGCCCGCAATTCGCCTTTTAAGTGGTAAAGGTGCCGAGCGTGTTTGCTTTCCACGTGCGCGGGTTTGACTAGCTCGTCCAAAATGGTAAACATTTTGCGCGTTGTTTCGCTAATGCCAATTTCAGGGTATTGCTCGCTCATGTCGGGTTATCTTTCGTGTCGGGTTAGTTTGCTGTTTTCCATGGTAGCCAACCGCTGTTAC